AACCATTCTTTTACTTGATACTCTTCATTTATTTCATCATCAAAAGTAGATAAGCTAAACCAACGTTGCGAAGGAGAAGTTAAAAACCCATGTAACCCACTTGCTAAGTTTTCGTTAGCTAATGGTGCTGTCGTGTCATAAATTTTATCATACCTTGCAGTATCAGCTCTGTATCTAATTGTAGAAAAGTCACCTCTATTAGGGTTGACATATTCCCCACAATCTTGCCAGAGATTTTCCCACGGAGTACGATAACTTTTTAATGACTCTTGTTTCGTAATAATTCTTGTTACTAAATCGTCCATATTAACCTAATAATGTTTTTTTCTCGTCTTCTTCCTTTATCACATTTCGTTTTTTAGCAAGCATAGTTTGAGTATTTTTTCTAAATGCAACAGGGTCCTTTTTAAAAGACTTCATTGCTGTATTTAATTTTTTACCTTGTGCAGGTGTTTTAAATACTGGTTTTACTGCTCCGCCCATTATGCTCCTAATAATGTTTTCTTTACTATCTCAGCTTCTTCAGTTACGCCTTGACCACCAGTTAATATAGTATTTTTTCTACTATATTTACTTCTGACATTTTTCCTCGCCGCTGTACCTGCAGGAGCAGCCGTAACTGCTTTTGGTGCTGCCGGTGGTGGCGGAGGTGGTGGTGGCTTAGGTGCCTTAAAAATCTTTCTTACTGCGCCGCCCATAGCTATCCTCCTAGCACGTTATAATTACTGTCGGCAAAACTTGGGAGGTTCTGCCTATTTTTATTTATATCCCTTGTTCCCAATGCAAGGTATCTAAATGCGTCAGCACCATGACTTGACCAGTCGTGCAACGGTCTATTTTTGTAAACCTTGTTCTTCTCGTCATAGTCTTTTCGGTATTGCCGCAAAGCCTCAACTAGTATACTACACTTTTTTTCGTCAAAATAACACCTAGGAATTATACTTCTTGCCGCTTCTATACCGTCGTCAATTTGTATGTTCGGACAAATATCAAATCGTAATCCTAAGTCTCTAGCAACTTCGAATCTTGACTTACCTGTACCCATTTCCCTAACTTTTATATCGTGGGGTGCTATATGCCTACCGTATATATAATCTTTTTCTCTTACAATCTTAACGTAGTGAGGAATCCCTTCTCCCTGGTTCTCATAATAATCAATTATCCGATATTCATTACCAAATTGTTGGAACCATATAATAGCTGTAGAATCACCCATTCCTAAGTCCCATGATGTATGAACCTCTAGACGTGGCTCGTATGGTACATTTTTAATTCTTTCTTCAGCTAATGCTTTAGCCATTAAACTACCATAATAAGAACCTACTAATGGAGCATCAAAGCTACAATAAAATTCTTGCTGGATTAACTCTTCTGGCATACCAGCTTCTCGTTCTTCTTCTATAGCTTCCTGTGTTAATACACTTGTATCATCAATACTTAATCGTTGGCAAAACCACCGTTCGTTTCTATTAGCCATATTAAAAAGATCATATCCGTGATTTCTACCTCTAGCGGTGTAAATAAAAACCGCCCATCCTCCATTCTCTGCCAAGATGGGACGAACGAGATCCCAGGCACGTGGGTCCTGAAGACTGTATTCTGAGAAGACGACTCCAACGGGGTTTGATCCCACCAAGCGGTCAACGTTATCCGTTCCAACAACCTGGTAAATTGATCCATTTTTAAGTTCTAACCTCATGTCTGTATTGTTGACATTTGCCCATAATTCTTTTGGAAAGTGTTCTAAGAAACTTCTGCCATCTCTTGTCATGCCATCCCATACAATTTTTCTTCCTTGGTTGTATGTAGGTAACAAGTGCCAATATAAACCTTTACGTTTTAAAGCTGCAGTGACACACCAATTGACTGACAGTAAATCTTTTCCGGCTCGTCTATGCCATACTGCAACTGCGCGCTTACCACCATTCTCTAGATATTTCCAGAGATCAAGTTGATAGTCACGCGGTCTCCAGTTGTCTGGGACCTGTATTTCCATAACTATTTTTCTTCTTCAGTAAACTTAACAACATTTACGTTTAAACCACCGTCAAGTGTACCTTCTAACTCAACAGCTTTTCTTTTTGGTGCAACGTATTGTGCTAATTCTTTATTTGCCTGAAATCTTAATTCAGGTGTATTATTAGTGTCCATAGAAATATTAGCTAATGCTTCTATTGGATCACAACCTAATTGTTCTAATTTTGCTTGTACAGCAAGAGATTTTTCTCCTAAGGAACCTTTTGGTCTACCTGAGCCTTCTCTAAAACCACCTGCTTTTGTTTTGTTACTCATTAGTATTTCTTTTTCTTTTTTGTGCCCATATAAATATAAGCATTTTTACCTTTTTTCTTCTTGTGTTTCCCTGGCATATAATTGTTCCTCCTTAACTTCAAAAGTAGCAACTTGATTATCAGCTATTGTTACTTGTTGTTTTGCAGCTTCAAAACTAGGTGCTTCCAAAAATACTACACTAACATTGTGCATTAGATCTGGTTTAGTCATTATACGCACTTTCCACTGCATAGTAAACTATATATTCTGTTTTTTCTCTTCTTGACACCAAAATCTTAATATGGGTTTATTTAGTTCTACATCTATAGGATCAAAGCCCTCGAACATCTTGCCTGCTTCTATATAACCAGCCATAGCGCATTGTCTGTAATTATCAAATGTAAACGCAGGATTCGTTACAGGAGGATAACACATTGCACTGGTACATAACTGTAAGACTAGAATAAATTTAACCATGTAGTAGCTATATAATAGTTTTTATTATTGGTATATTGTATTTATTGGCATTTACCATCGGTTTGTAATCTTTTTTGTCACAACTACTACTATAGTGTCCCTTTATTAAATTATCCGTTGTTATATATTATTTTATCCGTTACTAATATCCTCCCCCGCAGAATGACTAGGTAGGAGCAAAACTTTTCGGGCGCATGCACGGGACCCCCGGGCCCTGGCCTGGTGGCCATGGATTCATCGAGAAAAAACGTTTTTCTAAGGCCAATGACCTAGGTTAAATAAGAGAGCGAAATATTGCGAGAATCTCGATTTGACAGGGAGAGAGCAATGGCTTTTGATTGATTTTGATTAAGTATCAAATTATCCGTAGAAGGATAGAATATAGAGAGCGGATAAAGTGTGACAATTTGTCCGTTTACTTTTATCTGATTCCAGTGTAATATGATTTTAATTAACTTTTTGAAAGGAGTTCTTTATGAGTAAATCTATCAGAATTTACTCTTTTGATATCCCTTCAGAATTAGATTCTAAAATGACTCCGCAGATTAAGCAAATCTTAGGTGGAATTTCTGAATCTGGTAATAGTGAGTTCCAAGAATCTGAGCTTAAAACTCTGATTTCTGAGCTTGCGGAATCTGGCAAATTAAAAACTCGTCAGAATCCTTGGAGAATTTTCCAATATTATCGTGCGAACATGATTTCTGCAGGTATCTGCAAAATGTCAAGTTCTCAAGATTCTGAGGAATTATCAGAAGCTGTAAACCAATAACAAAAGAGCCCGTAGTTTAGAATGATTCTAAGGTGCGGGCTTTTTTATTTTCATAGTACTATATGGAGATATTTTAAAAAAAAATTTATAAAAAGAGTCAAAAGTTACCAATAAGCCAATAATTTACTGAACCGATGGCAAAAAAGTATTGATTTTATTAACTTCCGTTCATATTGGTCTTATATATTGGCGTTAACGGGATTATTGACTAGACTAATATTATTCCGTTTACAAGTGGTTAAATTTAATATATAAAGAAAAAATCTAATTATGGAGGATAAAATATGAAGCAATTTTTATTTTACCTAATCATAATCGGGTTGCCGTTTGGTTTTCTTGGCTTAATCGTCATGTTAAATTATATCGGTAAATTAATCTATGGTTAACAGAGAGGAGAAAAGCGTATGGTCGCAAATGTAGAAACGATGGCTTATGCCGGTGAAAAACCTTGGCATGGTCTTGGTCACAAAGTCGGTCATGATATTACTCCCGAACAAATGGAGCTCGTTGCGGGTTTAGATTGGAATGTTAATAAAGTTCCGTTCAATAACCCTGTGACAGGTGAAGAATCGAAAGATTTCTTCGTCTTGGTCCGTGATTCGGATGGTAAGGAATTATCGCCTTGTGGTCATTCATACGTTCCTGTGCAAAACAGACAAGCGCTTGGATTCTTCAAAAAGTTCACTGAATCTGGTGATATGACACTAGAGACAGCGGGTTCTCTTGACGGCGGACGAAGAATATTTGTACTAGCAAAGACTTCTGAGTCATTCGCAATCAAGGGTAAAGACAAAATAGATTCGTATTTATTTTGTTATCACCCGCATATCTGGGGTCAGTCGCTTAAGATTATGTGGACTCCGATACGAGTTGTTTGCCAAAATACTTTAATGCAAGCTTTAGACGGTAAGAGCGCCGAGTTCCGAATGCCACACGTTCAGGAATTTGATGCTAATATCCAATTTAAAGCAGAAACTGCATTAGGTTTAGCTCACAATAAAATGTCGGAATTTAAAGAACAAGCTGATTTATTAGCTTCAAAAGAGTACACGGATAAAGATCTGTGGAAATATTGGATTGCCTTATTTCAGCCATCTTTAAAAAATGAGAATAATCCTACGCCTGAAATGTTTTCTCGCACTCTAGAGTACTTGAATAATACTATTCATACTCAGCCCGGAGCAACGTTGTTCAAAAATACCTGGTGGCAAGAGACAGGGACGCAACCATGACATCGGTTTGGTTAGGACCAAAAGGAGCACTAAAAAGACGTGCCTTACATTCCGCATTAGAATATGCCGGAAGGTAATAAAATCGTGAGTCGGGGGCAAAAGGTCCCCGATTCGCATATATTCCCGCCCCATAGATGATCAGAGATTAACGATTTAATACTTTTATGATAGATACTATGCATGAAATTATTCCGTTATTTATCCAATTAATCCGTTTACAATTAGATCAATACATTATATTATATAATTAAATCTGACGGAGATTTAGTAGACTAATCACGTAGGGGTTTCAAATATATGGCGAGGCGGCAACGGCTCAAAGTATATTCCCAGCTACCTTTTAGTTTACATGTGCCAGACCCTGTGGATGATTAGTGAGGCCGCGGATCCGTATATCCTAACTCCACCGCGTCTGGTTTTTTAGAGAGGAGAAATCGTTATGAAAATAAAAGTTGTTGCAATTGTTGATACAGGAGACGATGATGGAATAGTTTACGACGGATTAGCTATGGAGCATTCAGTCGGATTACTAGGAACAATCGTTGATTGGAATGTAGACTATAACGTGACAGAAAGCGAGGTAGAAAAATGTCGCACTCGCAAGTAAACTTAATAAATAAAGACTGGAAACCGTACAAGACTAAACCGAGGTTCTCTGAGCGAGCTGTAACAAATCATGGTTTATGCATTTGGCAGTTAAATAAGATGCTCCGAGGTACTGGTTATAAGATTGAACGGCAAGGTCAAACAAATTCAGTTGTGGAGCTTTTATTAGTTCCCACTGGTTATAAAAAAGTTCCATTAATCGATCCATTTACAGGACACTGGTACGTTAGACTATTCCCTAGAGAAAAGACTCTTTCGGGATGGCAGAAGACCATTAATAATCTAATGACGCGCCAAGTATCAAAAGAATGGATTATCGATATATGGAAGCGTAAACTCAGACCTTATTATCGCACTTATAATAATAAACCTGATTGGAAAAACATCGAAGGTGCAGCTAATCAACTATGGAGTATACATTATGGCCGAAAAAAGATATAAGACAGAAGACTTATTCGAGAGTATCGAAGACACAAAAAACTCTTGGGAAAAGAATGAATCTTTAGGCGAAAAGAAAGATTTAAAATTACAAGCTGAATTGGTTTGTATTCTTATTCGTTGTTGTGCTCAATATATCAGAGACAATACACCAGTTATAACAACTGTGAGATTCTTTTTCAATGATGATAAAAAGTAAAGTATTAATGGTTCTGCTGTTACTACCTTTTGAGGAAACTTTTAAGGTAGACAGCAAACTATGGATTTATAAAGTTAATATGCCTAGTTGTGAACACAGACCGAAAACCGTG